AAAGAACGTAGAGTAAACACTTATGAAGATAAAAGTTATTATACAAATGGGTTTATAGACACTGTAAATACTTTATATCGAGAAGAAATTAATTATTTTGACTTTACTCCAAAATATAAATAAATAAACTAGCATATAACGGAAGTCCAATGACAAAGAAATTAGAAGAACTTTTAAACTTACCTGACTCTAAAGAAATTATCGAAGAGTCTAAAAACGAAGACAAAGCATCTAGAGCAGTAGTAGATCAAGAAGACACGTTGCGTGATATTTCTGAGTTTGATAAAATTGCAAGTGCTTTACCTAGTGTTAAAGGTTTAGGAAATGCAGCTGATAAAGAGCTAAATGAAGTTGCTGATAAAGCAATGCAAGCATACGACGATTTAATGGATCTTGGTATGAATGTAGAATCACGGTATAGCGGTAGAGTATTCGAAGTAGCTGGCACAATGCTTAAAACAAGCCTTGATGCTAAAACTGCAAAATTAGACAAAAAATTAAAGATGATTGAATTGCAACTTAAAAAAGAAAAACTTGATAGAGATACAGGACCCGGAGACGGCGATATTGTAAATGGAGAAGGCTATGTTGTTACAGATAGAAACAGTCTCTTAGAACGTATCAAAGGCATAGATAAAGATAAATAACATATAGCATTAGGAATTGAACAATGAAATCGTTTACTGAATTTTTAACAGAATCTAAAAAAACCTATCCATTTAAGATAGGAGTAGCAGGTGACTTACCTGAAAATTTTGTAGATATGTTAGAAACATGTTTAGAAAAATATAATTTATCAAACTTGTCTACAGGTAAAAAGACACCTATACAAGAACGCCCGTTAGATTTCCCACAACTAGAAAATATGGAAGTTACATATTTTGAAGCGGAAGTAAACTATCCAACTACATCTCAAGTTATGCAGGAATATATCGGCAAGTGTTGTGGTTGTCCTCAAACGCATATTATTGTACGTAATCCTAATGATATGGCTGAAGAATATCAAGAAAAGAAAGAAGATACACCATACGAAGCAATGCTAGGCAAGGATGACATGGGCGGAGAAAGCGCACAAGAATCAGTTGGCGGCAATCGTGTAATGGATCTATTAAAAGAATTAGAAACTGCTCGCAAAGACAACGAACATAGTCCAATAGACGGCGTAGCAGCAGGTGAATCAGCAGATATCACTGAAACAGAAAACACTAAAAGTGTTGTAGGGAGCTAACTATGGACATGAAAAAATTATTAGAATCAATTGATACTATTGATTCACAAAAAAAAGAACTTAAAGAAATGGCTTCTATGAATATTTCAATGAATGCAGATAGTGCAGATGAAGTTGGAAGACTATTAGATATTGTCAAAGGTGCAGCAGGTGCAGAACATGCACATAGTGTAGGCCCAGACGATATGCCTGAGATGCCTCCAATGCCATTAAAAGGCGCAAATGATATGCGCACAGATATGGAAAACTTTTCCAGTATTGTAAACAGAGCAGAATCAGAAGAAGAAGCATTAGAAGATTACGCAAACGAGCCAGACGAAGAGTATGCAGATACACAAACAATGACAAAAGATTTGTCAGGTGGCTTAAACCGCGAAAAGAAAGCCTACAAAAAAGCAGCAGACGGAGATAATCCAATGGCGCTTGAAGATGGAATTAAAGCAAGATTATGGGATGCTTTAAATGAAATGAAAGAAGGAACATGTAACGAGTGCGGTAATGCAATGTTAACTGCTTCCGAAAAGAAAGAATTAGCAAATTTACCAGAAGGCAAAAAACATGGTAACAGCAAGATTTACGACAAGTGTTGGAAAGGCTGTACAAAAGTTGCTGGTAAGAAGCGTGGCGAACCAGGTTCATGCAAGTGTGATTAAACCCCCCAGAGTACTCAATAGCGCCTAAGGGCGCTATTCTTTTGAGTAAATACACTATGTCAACAAGTTTAGATGGCGTCTTAATTAAAAAGGCGAATAAAAAAGAAACATTTACAGAAGCACAGATTGAGGACTTACAAAAGTGTATGGATCCAGACACGGGCTATTTGTATTTTGCAGAACACTTTGCTTATATCCAACATCCTGTAAAAGGTAAGTTATTATACAAACCATTTGAATATCAGCTTGGACTAATGTCAAGTTATCATAGCTATCGCTTTAACATTAATATGATGCCTAGACAAACAGGTAAAACTACGTGTGCTAGTATATACCTAGCATGGTATGCAATGTTTATTCCAGACCAGACAATACTTATTGCTGCACACAAGTATACTGGTGCCCAAGAGATTATGTCTCGTATACGATTTGTTTATGAAAGTTGTCCTGATCATATTAGAGCAGGTGTTACTTCATACAACAAAGGTTCGATTGAGTTTGAAAATGGAAGTCGAATAGTTAGTCAAACAACAACGGGCAACACAGGACGTGGTATGTCAATTTCATTACTATACTGTGACGAGTTTGCATTTGTTATGCCTAACATTGCAGAAGAATTTTGGACATCAATATCACCTACACTAGCAACAGGTGGTAGAGCTATTATTACTAGCACACCAAACTCAGACGAAGATACGTTTGCTACTATTTGGAAACAAGCAGAAGATAAGTTTGACGAACATGGTAATGAGCAAGAGGTAGGTCGTAATGGGTTTCATAGCTTCCGGTCTGATTGGTGGGAACATCCAGATAGAGACGAAAAATGGAAAGAAGAAGAGCTAGGGCGAATCGGTGAAGAAAAGTTCAGACGTGAGTACGGTTGTGAATTCTTAGTTTTTGACGAGACACTAATTAATAGTATTAAACTTGCAGTAATGGAAGGTAATAAACCGCTTGTGAATATGGGGCAAACACGTTGGTATAAAAAACCTAGTCCAGAATTTACATATGCAGTAGCACTCGATCCTTCAATGGGCACCGGCGGCGATAACGCTGCTATACAAGTATTTGAATTACCTAGTTATGAACAAGTTGCAGAATGGCAACATAACACTACTGCTATACCTGGACAGATACGTGTGTTATCGGATATATGTAATTACCTTGTTCAAGAAACTAGTAATGCAAACGGAATTTATTGGAGTGTAGAAAACAATGGTATAGGCGAGGCTGCACTAATCGTTATAAACGACTTTGGTGAAGAAAATATTCCAGGACTATTTGTCAGTGAACCTATCCGCAAAGGACATGTACGTAAATTCCGTAAAGGCTTTAACACTACTCACGGCACTAAAATTACTGCCTGTAGTAGACTAAAAACTATGATAGAAAATGATAAAATGGTTGTACACAGTAAACCGTTTATATCAGAATTAAAAAATTATGTTGCAACAGGATCTAGTTATCAAGCAAAATTAGGACAAACAGACGATCTTATTAGTGCAACATTATTAGCAATAAGGATGATGGCAGTACTTAAAGATTGGGATCCGAGAATATATAATTCATTTACTCAAGCTGAGGAAATAGAAGATTACGATCCACCAATGCCAATCTTCATTAGTACGAACTATTGATAAATACATTATGCAGAACCTAAGTAAAATAAGTGAAGAATTGTTTGCAAAGATTAGAGGACGTTTTCCTAGTGTCACTATTGGCACTGAAGAAGGCATGATTACTAATAATCCTAGCGAAGCACGTTTTATAGAGTTTGACTATAAAAGCAAGGGCAAAGTAAGTCTTAGTTTAAATGCTGAAGACGGCCTTGTAGTCATGCACGGTGCTGATATACTTGCTGGAGAGAATGAAGAAGAACTGAGTGACTGGTATAACTTTTTAAGAGAACTAAGACAGTTTGCAAAAAAACGTTTACTAAATTTTGACACTCGTGATATTACTAAAAGTAATTTACAAAAAAGAGATTATAAGTTTCTAGCCAAAAATGCCGGAGAAGATCAAATGACCGAATCAAAGTTATATGGTACTAGTAGAACTAGTTATCAAAATGTAGACGGAGCACGTTTAGTAATTAAGCATAATGCTCCTATTAACCAAGAATCAGCAACTGGAAGAACAAAGCAAATTAGTTCTATATATATTGAAAGTGCTGATGGAGAAAGATTTAAATATCCATTTAAACATCTAAGTGCAGCAAGAGCAATGGCTAGACATGTTGCTGAAGGTGGTAATGCATATGACGATTTTGGCAAACATATAACTGGTTTATCAGAAGAAATGGCAAAGTTACGTAAGTTTAAAACATATATGGGACGATCAGCTGTAATGGCAGAAGGGCTAGAACCGTATATGGATGCTGTAAAAGGTCGTATGAAAGACGTAAAGAAAACAATTGAGTCTCTTCAAAAACCTGCACATTACGCAGAGGCAATCGCAAACTTTGAATCAGTAGTAATGGAAGAAGTCCCTGCAGACGTTGCAGAAAACTGGACCGATCAATTAACTATTAAATTATTTAATGAAGAACTGTCAGATGTATTTCCGTACATTTACAAACTAGTAAGTGAAGCAACAAAAGCACAAGAATTAGGCCCAGAAGATTTAGTAGATGAGTCAGGTCAAGAAGAACTAGGCAGACTTAAAGACAAGTATAGCAAAGCAGCTAAGACCAAAGAAGAAGTTGAATTAGAAGATACAATGGAAGGACTTATGGGTCAGTTCAGTGAAGCAAACGAAGCAGAAAGAGACACACACTGTTCTGACAAGTGTTGCGGAAGTGATACGAAAGCAGAAGATTGCGATTGTCCACCAGATTGTGAAGGCTGCAACTGTAATGCAGAGATGGACGAATGTCCACCACAACAAGATGCAGCACCTCAACAGCAAATGGCTGCTGAAAAGCCAAAAACACCACTAGGCGAATTTATTCTATCATATTATGATAGAGAAACCGGATCATTTCCCAAAGGCGAAACAGCTATACTAACAATGGTTGAAAAAGATTATGGGGATGAGTACGTTCGACCTGCTCATGCGTTTATTGAAAAAGTTCACAGTACATTTGTACAGCACGAACGTATGAACAACGAACAAAACGACATTTTTGCGTTAGCAGGAATTTAATTAAAAAAACACTTGACAAAACCGTTTGTAGCATGTATAGTATATATAGTGCTACAAACAAATAAGGCACAAGCACATAGGCAATTTTACAAGGAGGCATAACTATGGCAACATTAGCAGAAATCCGAGCGAAGCTCAAAGAACAAGAAGCCGGCCAAGGCGGCAATCGAGGACCACAAGGTCCAAACCCAATTTACCCATTTTGGAATATGACAGAAGGTAGTAGTGCAACACTACGATTCCTTCCAGACGGAAACCCAGATAACACATTTTTCTGGGTAGAGCGTTTGATGATCAAACTTCCATTTGCAGGTATTAAAGGTGATACAGGTAGTAAGCCTGTACAAGTACAAGTACCTTGTATGGAAATGTATGGCGATGGCTGTTCGATTCTACAAGAAGTACGTGGCTGGTTTAAGGACCCTTCACTAGAAGATATGGGTCGTAAATATTGGAAAAAGCGTTCATACGTATTCCAAGGGTTTGTAACTGACAATCCACTAACTGATGACGAAGCACCTGAGAATCCAATCAGACGCTTTATTATTGGTCCACAAATCTTCCAGATCATTAAGCAGGCGCTTATGGATCCAGACATGGAAGAGTTGCCAACAGATTATACTGCTGGTGTAGACTTCCGTCTTAATAAAACTTCAAAAGGCGGTTACGCAGACTATTCAACATCTAACTGGGCTCGTAGAGAGCGTCCATTAGGCGATGTTGAAATGAATGCTGTTAATACACACGGCTTGTTTAATCTAAATGACTTCTTACCTAAAAAGCCAGGTGAGATTGAAGTAAAAGTGATGCAGGAAATGTTTGAAGCGTCAGTTGACGGTGAAGCATACGATGCAGATCGTTGGTCACAGTACTTCCGTCCAGCAGGCATGCAAGCACGTACAGGCGATCCTAACGTAACAGCAAGTCCACAAGCAACTGCGGTAAGTCAAAGTGCGCCAGCAGCAACACCTACTCCGGCTCCAGCTGCACCAGTAGCAGAAACTACAACTGATACAGGTTGGCAAGAACCTGCTCCGGCAGCAGCACCAGCAGCAGAAGCTACAACAGGTGATGCAAATGACATTCTTGCAATGATTCGTGCAAGACAATCTCAGTAATAAAATTATGTAGGGGAGAAATCCCCTACACTTTGGCTTAACAAGGAGACACTATGGCTAAATCATTTGATGTCAGTAAGTTCCGTAAGGACTTGACTAAAAGTATCTCAGGCATGAGTAGCGGCTTCAATGATCCTACTGATTGGATCTCAACAGGCTCATATGCACTTAACTATCTTATTAGCGGCGACTTTCACAAAGGCGTTCCGCTTGGTAAGGTTACTGTGTTTGCAGGCGAATCAGGAGCAGGTAAGAGTTATTTCTGCTCAGGTAATATTGTAAAACACGCACAAGATCAAGGCATCTTTGTAGTACTAATTGACTCAGAGAACGCACTTGATGAATCGTGGCTACAAGCATTAGATGTAGACACATCAGAAGACAAACTACTTAAACTAAACATGAGTATGATTGATGATGTAGCAAAAACTATATCAACATTTGTAGCAGACTACAAGGCAATGGATGCAGAAGACCGTCCTAAAGTATTGTTTGTAGTTGATAGTTTGGGTATGTTACTAACACCTACAGACGTAGATCAGTTTAGTAAGGGTGATATGAAAGGTGATATGGGTCGTAAGCCTAAGCAATTGACCGCACTTGTTCGTAACACAGTTAACATGATTGGTTCACTTAATGTAGGTCTAGTATGTACTAACCATACATATGCATCACAAGATATGTTTGATCCAGATGACAAGATCAGTGGCGGACAAGGCTTTGTTTATGCATCATCAATTGTTGTTGCAATGAAGAAAATGAAACTTAAAGAAGACGAAGCTGGTAATAAGATTTCAGAAGTACGTGGTATTAGAGCAGGTTGTAAAGTAATGAAAACTCGTTATGCAAAACCGTTCGAAGGTGTACAAGTAAAGATTCCATATGAAACAGGTATGAATCCTTACAGTGGTCTTATTGAATTATTTGAGAAAAAAGGTTTGTTAGTAAAACAAGGCAATAGACTCAAGTATGTTGACTTAACTGGTGAAGAACATCTTGACTATCGTAAAGCATGGATGCAAGGCGATAAACTCGATTTAATTATGTCAGAATATGCTGAAAAAACTACGCCTGTGGTAAATACCGCTGACGAAGTTATCGACATTGATGACGAAGTTATGATCGAGGAGTAACTAAACAAATGGATGAAAGTATAATTTCTGACGTATGGTCTACAATGAAAGAGTTTCTAGACAAAAAACATATAGACATGGCTGCTGAAAAATATGTTGATTTGTTAGCAGATTATGGAGTAAGTGATGAAACACTTACTGAGTGTCTTGGTACAGAAGCACATTTAGATCAAGCAATTAACTATTACTTAGACGTTGAAGATTATGAAACATATGACGACGAAGAAGATGAATGGGATTAATTGATGGGTTGGTATAGTGAAGTTTCTAGAGATATTTCAAAAATCCCCTCAGCAATACAATACTTTGAAAACGAGTTGCTACAAGCTCGTAACGAATGTAAACTGAAAGGTAATGTTGAACGGGCGGCAGCAGAAATGCCGGGTATCGTAGAGCATCGCTTTAACCAATTACAAGAAATAGAAGCTATACTCAACTATCTAAATATTGAGCTACGTAGACTGCGTAGCTCATTTTTTAAGAAGTATCTTGAAAACTATCAACGAGCTCTGTCAAGCCGTGACGTTGAAAAATACGTAGACGGTGAGGCAGACGTTGTTGACTATGAAAAGATTATTAACGAGTTTGCACTAATGCGCAACAAGTGGTTAGGTGTGCTAAAAGCCCTTGACCAGAAGCAATGGCAAATTACAAATGTTGTTAAACTACGTGTAGCAGGTATGGAAGATGCATCTCTATAAATAATAATAGGAGACTGCAAATGGCAAGATTTAAATCAGATAAGGTACAAAAGTTTAGAACTATATGCGAAGTACATAGAGAAATTTATGACATTGTTTATGATATTAATGATGATAAAATTAAAAACGATATAGTAGATAAACTAGAAGAAGCCTTTATTATGGCTAAAAAAATGAATGAAAAACTTAGACAATACAAATTTAATTATGATGATAATTGGTGGGATCTGACAAGTAAAGAAATTCAAAATGAAAAACATACCTTAAGAAAATCTAGAGGCATCAATGGAAAATAGTTATTTAGGTTGGCGTGTTTTAGATGGTGATAGAACCTTAAGAAGAGCTTTTAAAAAATCTAACATTACAAATATTTTAGATTATCAAAAAGATCAATTAGATACTGCAATGAAATATTGTAAAAATTTTAGACATGCAATTGATGTTGGAGCCAATTATGGCATAATGTCAGCTAACATGTCTAAAGATTTTAAAAAAATTTCTGCATTTGAAATTGTTCCTGAAATTAATCACTGCTTAAAAGAAAATATAAAAAACTTTAATTTACATAATGTAGAAATATATGATTGCGGATTAGGTGAAAAAGAAGAAAAAGTTTTTATAAATTTTAATCCTAAAAGTACATTTTCAACACATGTCAGTACAAGTCAAGAAAGTACTAACAAAGTAAATATTTCTACATTAGATTCATATAATTTTGTAGATGTTGATTTTATAAAAATTGACGCAGAGGGATTTGAAAACTTTATAATTAAAGGCGGAATGAAAACAATTATAAAATATAATCCTATAATTCTTTATGAAAGAAAAACTAATTCAAAAAGATACGGCCTTGAAAAGAACTCAGTGCTTGATATGTTAGCTTCTTATGGTTACATAGAATTAGAAAATATAGGAAGCAAAAATGCTTTAATAGGTGTAAAATGAAACAAGTATATAATTATTTTTTACCCGATAGTGACAATCATTTTGAAAGGTTAATCACAAAACGTATACGGAATGGCGGCCCTCCAGAATACCAAGACGATGTTAGAGACGAAGCATACAAGTATATTACAGATTTTGATATTGCTATTGATGTTGGTGCTAATGTTGGATTATGGGCAAGACCACTTACTGAAAAGTTTAAACGTGTAATAGCATTTGAACCTCTTAAACAAGTGTATAGTTGTTTAGAGCGCAATGTATATGGATTACCCGTTGACGTACACCGATATGCGCTAGGTAATATTGATAGCAAAGTACAAATGATTTTTGATAGTGTTAATACTGGAAATAGCTTTGTAAGCGAAGTTGGTACAGGTTCAATTGATATTAAACGCATGGATAACTTAGATTTGCCTAAATTTGGATTACTAAAAATTGATTGTGAAAGACACGAACTGCAAGTTATTCAGGGTGCTGTAGAAACTATTACCAAATATAAACCTATTATTGTGTGTGAACAACACAAGGACACTGAATACTGTGCAGGTAATTTTTTAAAAGAATTAGGCGCTAAAGAAATAACAAATGTAAGAAAAGATTACATTTTTGGCTGGTAGTGATTAACTACGTACATAAATACCAGTATGCAAAAAGTAGTATTAGTAACAGGCGGCTTTGATCCTATACACTCAGGACACATAGAATATTTTAAAGCAGCAAAAAAATTAGGTGATTACCTTATAGTAGGTATTAATAGTGACGAATGGCTTACTCGTAAAAAGGGTAGGCCTTTTATGACATTTAAAGAACGTTGTGCAATTATTAAAGAATTGTCTGTTGTAGATAAAGTTATCGGATTTGATGATAACGACAACAGTGCGTGTCAAGCAATTTTCCATACTATGTCAACTAACACTGGTACAATTATATTTGCTAACGGTGGCGATAGAACAAACACAACTACACCTGAATATGCTACATACGGCGATCATCCTCAAATTGAATTTGCGTTCGGTATTGGCGGTGAGAACAAAGCCAACAGCAGTAGTTGGATACTAGACGAATGGAAAACACAAAAGACAGAACGTGACTGGGGGTACTGGCGTGTGTTAGATCATAAACCTGCACAAGGCTATAAAGTTAAAGAACTTGTAATTTACCCAGGCAAGTCATTAAGTGATCAAAAACATTTTAAACGATCTGAACAATGGATTGTACTAGAAGGAATTGTAGACATGACAACCGAATGGAATGGCATTCTTTCTTCGGTGCAGTTAGAGCCTCATCGGCTGCCGTATGAAATAGAAAAAGAAGTTTGGCATAAAGCATCAAATTCTAAAAAAGAAAACGCCCACATTTTAGAAATACAATGGGGTCAAGAATGTGTGGAGGAAGATATTGAAAGACGAGACTGAACAGTTAAGAGTATATGTAGGTTGGGACAGTAGAGAAGATATTGCCTATCAAGTGTGCAAAAAAAGCATAGAAGCATTGTCAACTATACCTGTTAAAGTTATACCGTTAAAACAGAAACAGTTACGTGCAAATGGTGATTATTGGAGAGAAGAAGATAAATTAGCTTCTACTGAATTTACATTTACAAGATTCCTTATTCCGCATTTAAATGGATATAAAGGATGGGCATTATTTGTTGACTGTGACTTTGTATTTTTAAAAGATATAAAACGGTTGTTTAACCAGCGTAATAACAAATATGCAGTAATGTGTGCGCAACACGACTACACTCCTAAAGAAGGAACAAAGATGGATGGCAAGCAACAGACTAACTATCCACGTAAAAATTGGTCAAGTATGATGCTCATAAACTGTGGACACCCTAGTAACAAAAAACTTACCATTGGTGTTGTTAACGATAAAGATACTACAGGTGCATACCTACACAGATTTAGTTGGTTAGATGATAGTGAGATTGGAAAAATTAGCCATTCGTGGAATTGGCTAGTAGGTTGGTACAAAGAGCCCGATAATGGACATCCTACAGCGTTGCATTATACAGAAGGCGGTCCTTGGTTTCCAGCATACAGAGATTGTGAGTATGCTAACGAATATTACAAGGTTGAAAGAATTGTATTACAGGATAAAATTAATATTGAAAAAAATAGATATATTAAAGAAATAGAAAGAATAAAAACTATAGATGATTTATCTATTGCAGACGGAACAAAAGATCATCTAAAAAAAAGTCTTAAAAAGTTAGTAGACCCAGACGAACAGTTTTATAAAGGAATAGATATGAAACCTATTAGAGTTGTATCAATAGAAAGCGATGCTCCTTACCAGTCAAAAGGAATGAAATATGATCCGTTGCTTGAAAATTTTGTTCAAGGCTCTGGTGGCAAAATTTCAACATGGGATAGAGAAAAAGAATCTACAACTCCTTTATTAATAAGAGGATTATCTACTAATTGTCAGCAAGCAATACAGCATTGCTTAGATACTGGACGTAAATTTATCTATATGGATACAGGGTATTTAGGTAATTATAAACACAAAACCTATCATAGACTTACTGTAAATAATGTACAACACTTAGGTCCTTTAATCGAAAGGCCCTATGACAGAATTAAAAAAATTAATTATAAATTTAAAAAGCGTAAAGGCGGCGACGAAATATTAATTTGTCCTCCTAGTAAAAAAGTTATGAAGTTTTATGGATTAGAGTTAGACCAGTGGTTAAATGAAACTGTACAACAAATTAAACATTTTACTGATCGTAAAATTGTTATTCGTAGTAAGCCCTCTAGAAGTGACCGCATTACTACTAATACAATTTACAGTGCATTAGATAACGCACATTGCCTAATTACTTTTAATAGTATTGCAGCTACAGAAGCATTACTATACGGAATACCTGCTATCGCACTTGCGCCAAATGCAGCAACTATATTTTGTAATACATCAATAGAGGAAATAGATAGCCTATATAAACCTGTACGAGATGATATGGAAGCATTTGCTGCACATCTAAGTTATGCTCAATTTACCCCGCAAGAAATGATAAGTGGATATGCATGGGATATCTTAAATGAAAGTAATTAGTTATTTACAGACAGTACCTGCAAAAAATACAAAACCACAGAAGGAACAATTATTACGTGACTTTGTAACTGGAGTTTGTGCAGCAGGTGATCAAGGCGAAGTATATAGTGGGCGCACAATAGTACCTAGCGATGTAAATGTTATTCAGGGATGGGTATATGATAAGACACATTCTCCTCATTTAGCGTTAAGAAAACAACTTATAGATAGTCATATTCCTACAGTGTGTGCAGATGCAAATTTATTTTTATATCATAATACAGTCAACCCTTGGGGATATTTAAGATATAGTTTTAACGGCATATTTCCTACCACAGGCAATTATTGTGATAGTATTATTGATCCTGATAGATGGATATCAATACAAAAAAATACAGGTATAAAATTAGAACCTTATAAAAATACAGGCAATCATATACTCATAATGGCTCAAAGGAACGGCGGCTGGAGTATGAAAGGTACAAATATATTAGACTGGTTAGAACAAACTATATTTGCACTACAGCAATATACTGATAGGCCGATTATAATCAGAGGACATCCCGGAGATAAAAGGGCAAAAGAATATTTAGATAAAAATTGCAGATTATACACGTATAAAAATGTTTCAATAAGTCCTTCTAATAAACCGCTTGAAAGAGACTTACTGGGGGCATGGGCAGTAATTAACCATAATAGCAGTGCAGCAGTTGGGCCTGCAATTAAAGGTTATAACATATTTTTGACTGATGCTAATGATAGCCAATGTAAAGAAGTTGCTAATACTAATTTAAATCAAATCGAGACTCCTAATCAATTTGACAGACATAGATGGTGTCAACGTATTAGTATGAGCCATTGGAACTTTGAAGAACTGCGCTCAGGCCAGTGCTGGAAACACATGCGAGAATTTATATGAAAAATATTACTGTAGTTACAACATTTCACCAACCCGGTTTAGAAAAATACGGACAACGATTTTTAGATAGTTTTGCAGAAAGAGTTGATCCTGCAATAAAACTTTTAGTCTATGCAGAAGACTGTACACCTCAAGTACAAAGTAGCAATATAACAGTATTTGATGCATTTAAGGTATTACCTAAATTAAATGATTTTAAATCAAAATGGGCTAATGTACCATATGCAAACGGTAATATAGAAAACCATCCAGCTCGTAAAGGACGCAAAGATTGGCAAAAAGAATTTAAATGGGACGCAGTACGTTTTGCCAACAAAGTGTATGCAGTATTTGATGCATGTGAACGCAGTACAGATTGGGTAGTATGGATGGATGCAGATACTTTTGTACACAACGATTGGACATATGAACAGTTTAGTGACCTATTACCAGATGACAAATGGATAACATATGTTGGCAGAGGTAAAGGTTCACAAACATGGCCAGAGTGTGGATTTTACGGTTTAAATTTAAATCATCCTGTATGCAAAGAGTTCTTAAAAGAATTTGAAAGATTTTATGAAGATGCAGAAAATGGCATGTTTAAATTAGTCGAATGGCATGACAGTTTTATATTTGGACATATACTAAACCTATTAAAAACATATAATCCAGATGTTTTAGATTATAGTGCAGAGATGTATTTGAGAGAAGCAAAGAGCGGCGGAGGCGGACATCCTCTAATAAATACTAAACTTGGTCAATGGATCGACCATTTGAAGGGCGCTAGAAAAGATACTGGAAAAAGTTTAACCAAAGATATAATGGTTAAACGCAAGGAAACTTACTGGACGTCATAATGAAGTTTAGATTATGGAAAGAATACGGTGCCCTTAATTCCAAAGATGTTTTTTCTGCTTTTGAGCATAGTTGTATACACGGCGGCCATAGCATTTGCAATAGTAGCAATATCAGCGATTCCGATGTTCATGTTCTTTGGAGCGTTCTTTTTAATGGTAGAATGGCTCGTAACAAAGATATTTGGACCCGTTGTATGCAGGATAATAGACCAGTTATTGTACTTGAAGTCGGAGGAATCAAAAGAGGAACGACGTGGAAGGTGGGATTAAATGGAATCAACAGAGATGCTTATTTTGGGGATAATAATAACGATGATAGTCGTAAGCATCTTCTGGGACTTTTAGAAAAGCCGTGGAGAACAAGCGGCGAGTATATTCTCATATGCGGACAACACGACAAAAGTCTACAGTGGAAAAACATGCCAAGTATGAGCAATTGGTTCTTAAACACCTACGATGAAATACGCAAACATACAGACAGACCAATAATATTTAGACCACATCCACGCTGTAGATTAGAACATATAGAACGTGGTCTTAGACACGTAACAAGACAGGAGCCTCGACATGTTAACGGCACTTATGATTCTTTTGATATGGGGTTTAATAATATACATTGCACTATCAGTTACAGTAGCAATCCTGGGATACATTCTGTCATCGAAGGCGTTCCTGCTTTTGTTAGTACTCATAGCCTTGCTTATGATGTGGCCAATGACATAGACTTCCTACACGATATTGAAAACCCTATAATGCCCGATAGAACACAATGGCTAAATGATTATGCACACACTGAATACACTATTGAAGAAATTGCAACAGGTATACCTTTAAAAAACTTGACATCACGTTTAGTTTAAGTTATAATAGCACTATGTTAAATGATTATGATACCGTAGAAGATTGTCTTGAAGTGTTTGTAGGACTTCAAACAATAGACAATCCTTTCACTATAGAAAAAAGCGATTATGGGATAATGTCTAGTATTGCTAGGCAAGTGTTTAGAGGAGTTCCATTAAGTGACAGACAGTACGGTCTTGTAAAGCAAAAATTAATGTCGTATAATAACGACTGGATAGAAAGAGGCGTTGAAGATTTAGAAGATAGGCTTATGAAATTAAGAACGCCCCTAAGGAAAATAGATAGATCAAAATATATAAAATTAATTGACAATAACTTAGTACTAAGATTTCCCTTTAGTAAAAAATTAATTTTAAAACTTGAAAAAATTACATGGAATCATAGAAATTATCATGAACATGTTAAAGGGTCTCATGTACATACATTTGCATTTAAAGAAAAAATTCTTGAGGATTTAATAGATACATTTAGTAATTTTGAAATTGATAAAGAGTTACAGGAATATTATAATAAAATAAAATATATAAAAAATAATCCACAGGAATTTTTACCATGTGTGTACAATAATGAATTGCATAATTTAGATAGTAATCATGTAGAAAAATTACATAATATGTTTGGTAAGCCTAGAGAAAATAATTTGTTATTTTATCAAGACAGAAGTTTCATGTATAATTTAA